TGCTGGTGCCGCTGAAGGCCGTGATCGTGCCTTCCATGTAATTGGTGGCGTCGTAGATCAGACGGACGCGGTTGCCGACAATGAACGCCGTGTCCGTGCTGCTGACGTTGGTCGTGAACGTTTTTGAGCCAGTGCCGATGGTCATCGACGTTGTCGATGTGACGCCTGCGTAACCAAGCCCGATCTGCGGTGCGCTGACCGCCGTAAAGATAACGCCGGGGATGGACGGCGAAACGGGCGCTGTGCCAGCCGGAACCGATTGGATCGACACCGCTGTGTCTGTCGTCGCCCATATCATCTCAATGTAATCGCCAGCCACAACCGACAAGACGAAGTTGACAGTCATCAAACCATACCCGTCAACGCCGCCATGCTTCTGCTGAATGCTCAGTCGGGTATCGCTGTCGGGGATGTCGCCCGTACTTCCGCTGTCGTTCTTGCGAAGCCAGACGTTTACATCGTGAATTTGCGTGTCCGTGTTTACAAACTGGATCGAAAACGTCAGACTATAGACGCCAGCGTGCGCGAAGGTGACGCGACTTCCAGAAACAACGGTAACGCCGTTATTCGCGGCGTCATAAGAGTTTAGCGTAACTGAATACGCCGTATTGGCAGCGGGTGCGACTTGGTCCGTTGTGTCCCAAAAACTACCCCAGTAAGCCGCTGTACCAAACGACGATGCGCCAGTTGACCATGTTGGCGTTCCAGCACCGGTCGAAGTCAAGAATTGCCCAGCGGTGCCCGCCGCGCTAAAAGCATACGCCGTGCCAGTTCCATAAGCGACCCCGCCAGCAGTTGGCGTTGCCGTGCTATTTGTGCCACCATTGGCAATTCCAAGAAGTCCGCCAAGCGTAAACGTGCCGCTGGTCGTGATCGGCGATCCAGTAAAGGTCAAACCTGTTGAGCCGCCGGACGCAGCGACGGACGTGACCGTGCCCCCAAGATCGGGTGGCGTAACGCCAAAAGCATTTTCCAGACTAATTAAACTGCTCTCTAAGCATGTAACCATGCCTTCAGGCGCAGTTTCCGATGCTTGCGCTACCGACGCCAGCATGGCGTCATAGGTCGCCAATAAAGAGTTAGTGTCAGGTGCAACGTCGCCAATTTCTTGGCTATTTTGTGTGGCCGTAACAAGCGACAGAAAGAACCGATACCATTCACGGCTGATCGCGCCCGACCGTTCGTCAATAAACGCAACGCGAGGCGGTGTAAGCTGAGTAGGATTTGGCGGGACCGACGCCATTAGGCCCGCGTCCCTGACAGCAACAGTTCAGCGCCCATGATGTAAATGCGCACCGGATCAGTGCCGGACAATTCATAGACGCGGTCGCGGATTTTCACGGTGGCGCCTAGACGCCGCCAAATCGTGCGTTTTCCGAATTGGCCGATGCTTCCCATCGACTTCCAATGTTCGTTCGACCAAGTATGGCCGCCATCATCAGACCAGCGCAACATGGCTTGAGGATCGCTACCTTGACCCGTGTTAAGCCCAACGCCGGTTTCGCAATCTAGCTGCATGGAATGCTGGATTGTGCGGGCTAAATTGTTAGTGCCGGTCGGCAGCGCGCGCCATGACCGCAGCCATTTCTGAGGTTGTCCGTTGTCGGCGTAAACTTCCAAATCGAACGTGTAGATGTTGCCGTTTTCGTAATCGCCAATAACGATGTTACCTTCGAAATTGCACATGTTATTGCCGCGATGACGGTTGAACGCACCGTTTTCAAACGCTGCCCGCTCATGCCATGCGCCGGTCGCTACATCGAACACCCAAGTCGTATTCGCGCTGGGGAAGTTTAGAACGTAAAAGCTGTGGCCGTCCTGCTGGTATGTGTAGCCGGTCGCGTCCGAAATGTTGGAGTATTCTTGTAGCTGCCATTCAATAGCGTGCGTTGAAATGCGCTGACCCATATAGCCCGCAGCGCGGTAAACCATACCCTGACCGCGTGCGTCTTTGCCAAGCCAGTAAATCTGGTTGTCCATCTTGGCGACAGAATAGGGGGCCGCGCAGCCAAGTTCGTTAAACGCGCCTTGAATGCGGACCAGCGGAAAATCCGTAAGCCCTGCGTTGTACCAAACTTCGGTGGTGTCCGTACCAAACACCCACAGTTCGCGGTGATCGGTTAGAACAGATATGACGCCGTCTGGCGAACCTTCAGCGCTGGCAAAGTCTAGCGGGTCGATGCTGGTGCCGTCTAACAACTGCGTCACCCAAATCTTCTGGCTGTTAGGTTCGTTGAACACAAAATAGCCATCAAGATACGACACCGTGACAGCGCCGGGGAAATCAGGGTCTGTGATTAGCCCGAAAGCACCGGTTACTTCGTTGTAGATGTAGCCGTTAGGGTTAGCCGCAATAAATAGCTGCGTGCCGTTATCTGCAATAGAAACAGGCCCAGTGCCTGCCACAGCGCCGATGAGTGTGGGTGTAGCATTTAAGCCGGTGAGTTTGTAAAACTCATTACCTGACACAACGTAAAAATCGCTGCCGTTGGTCTGGTGCGCCCAAAGACCACGGATTGGTCCGGTGCCCACTGTCTGCAAGAAGTTAAGGCCGGGCGCACGCTGAAGAAACGCCGGTTCCTTGCCGCCTTCCGGGACGACTTCAGGGAACAGATTGACCATTCGGTTGTCGGCGGCGTTGACGCTACGAGCGACATACGCCGACCCAAGGATCGGCGTCTTCATTAATAGTTACCCGCGTAAACGTTAAACCGCTGACGTGTGGCCACAAGGCTGTACGGCATGGACATGATGTCGTCAGGGTTGTTGATGCGCTTCAGGTTGCGTTTGGATGTCATGGCAATCCGCGATACCTGCGGGCTTGGCTCAACGCCAAACTCAGGGGCAAACTCGCACGCCAAATTATACCGGAATGCCCGCAGATAGCCGGGCGGAAAATGCAGTTGCGTCGCCAGCGTTGCAGGTTCCGTCAATTCCTCAACCGAAATGAAATGCCATTCCAGCGCGCGCGTCGGGCGCGGGTAAACGAACATGTCCACATTTGGGAACGTGTTGTTGACGAAGATAACCTGCGGGTATGTGGATGTAACGGTCTTGACCGCGATGCCGTCATACTGCTGCTGGTTAATAAATTTGATGCCGTAGCTGACGCCGGTGCCGGGGTCTTTGAAATAAGTCGCGTCGTCGAGCAGCACGGGGCGGTTGCCGACGAAGTCGCCGGACGGTCCAAGCGTCTGGTTCAGCAAGCCCGCAGGCCATGTGAACACCTGATCCTGTGTGGAGAAGACTGACAGCCGTTCTGTGTTCCAGCTATCAATCATTTGGTTCATGGCGTTCAAAGCGTCTTGCGACGTTTCAGCCGAAGGAACTTCGCCTTCCGCTAGGACGCCTAGCAGTCTAAGCGAACCATTAATGATGTCACCGGCTGTCGCCATCGGTCAACCTTCCTGCGCTACTCGGCGGCGACCGCTGGTCTGCGGTGCCAGAGTGTTAACAGCTTCCTCTTCTTCAGAAGCTGGTTCGTCAGGATCATACCGCATCCAGCCGTACGTTTCATCATAAATCGCTTCGTCTTCAGAGATAGCGACTTTTGCGCCGTGTGTCGGATGGACTAGATAGATGACAGCCATAAAAAATCCTTAAAATGGACGGCCCGAAGGCCGTCCAAGTCAATTACGAAATCGCCATGAACTGCCACTTCGTGCCGTCCGCGTAGAACAGCTTGCCACGGCCAGTTGCATTGGTTGTGATGCCAAGCGAACCAACAGGAGCCGAAGTAGTTGTGGTGTTAGCGGTGATTGCCGTGCTGAGAATGTAAACGCCCGCGTTTGCGTTGCTGGCAACAGCGCCCGAAGAGGCCGTCGAAACAACAGAGGCCGCCGACATCTCACCCGTAACGGTGACGCTTTCAAACTCTGGATCGGCGTAAGCAACGCCAATAGCTTTGGTGTTAGCCATGATATTACTCCTGAAAAGGTTGCCCCGGACTAAGCCGGGGCAGACCCATTAGCCAGCGATGCGGTACAGCGAGTATGTGCCGTCACCGGTTTTAACCGCGCGAAACAACACAGACTTGCTTGCAACGCCAGCGCCGGAACCGACCAACGTCCAGCCTGTGCCAGCCGTGAGCGTGGGAACGCCCGTGCTGGTTGCGACCAACGAGATGTCGAAGCAAGAGTTGACTTTTGCGCTGCTGATTTCAGCGTCAACACCACCAGCACCCGTAACGGCTGGCAACGCCAGATCGGCGGTGCTGCTGGATGTGTAGACGATGACGCCCTGCTCAAGATCAAGCACGGTCAGAGTTGCAGCCGCAGTGTATGCGGTCGGAATGGCCTGAACACCAAGCGTAGCTTCGTTCAGGTTGCCATCACCAAGCTGGTAACCACCAGCACCATTAGGAAGAGCCATGATATATCTCCAAATTAAGGTGGCCCCCGACGTATGCCGGGGGCCGTGTTACATTAGCCCCAGATGCGGCAAGCCATCTGCGGACGGATCGTGCTGTAGCCGTACAGAACGTCAATACGGCAAGGCATACGGTCGTTGTTGATGTCATACTGACGAACAACGCGAAGCGAGATGCCGTTGTGGACCTGACGCGACGCCATATCGACACCCTGCGGAAGCAGAAGGTCGGCGGTGGCGAAGGTGATTGCGTCTTTGTGGTACACAAGGTTCTGAGCGTACTGACCGCCCGAAGCACCGACGAACACAACAGCCTTGCTGCTGCCCGGCAGAGCGTTGACGGTAGCAAGCGCGTGGTTGGCCGAATAGATCGGAGCAACCGTGACATTGCC